CTTCTTTTTCCCACTGCTTATCTGGCAATTGGTGGCTGGCTTACTGGCACAACGTTTGTTACGAGCTGGTATACCCACGGGTTGGCGTCTAGTTACCTTGAGGGTGCTAATTTTCTCACGGCAGCAGTGTCAACTCCTGCTGACGCTATGGGTCATTCTCTTCTTCTACTTTGGGGTCCTGAGTCTCAAGGAAGCTTTATCAGGTGGCTCCAACTGGGCGGACTCTGGAATTTTGTGGCGCTCCACGGAGCCTTTGCTCTCATAGGTTTCATGCTCAGGCAGTTTGAGATTAGTCGTCTAGTCGGTATCCGTCCCTACAATGCAATCGCGTTTTCTGGTCCTATCGCTGTCTTTGTGTCTGTCTTTCTCATCTATCCTCTCGGACAGTCCAGTTGGTTCTTTGCGCCGTCGTTTGGTGTTGCAGCGATATTTAGGTTCCTACTCTTCCTACAGGGCTTCCACAACTGGACGCTCAACCCGTTCCATATGATGGGTGTTGCAGGTATCCTGGGTGGTGCATTGCTTTCTGCAATCCACGGTGTTACAGTAGAGAATACTCTGTATGAAGATGGTGAACAAGCAAATACTTTCAAAGCATTTGACACAACTCAAGAAGAAGAAACCTATTCAATGGTTACAGCGAACCGCTTCTGGTCTCAGATCTTCGGTATCGCGTTCAGCAACAAACGCTGGCTTCATTTCTTTATGCTTTTTGTTCCTGTTATGGGGCTCTGGACTTCATCCATTGGCATTATTGGTCTTGCCCTTAACCTCCGTGCTTACGATTTTGTATCTCAAGAGGTTAGAGCGGCAGAGGATCCTGAGTTCGAGACGTTCTACACAAAGAACATCCTATTGAATGAAGGTCTACGTGCCTGGATGGCACCAGTGGATCAACCACATGAGAACTTCGTGTTCCCAGAAGAAGTATTGCCAAGAGGCAACGCTCTGTGATATAATTAGGGGGTGTAACAACCCTCTTTTTTTTATACATAATAAGAAAGACTATGGACATCATAATTTACACTAGCACTGGTTGTGGATGGTGTACCAAGACAAAAGAATTACTGAACAGAGCAAACATCACAGAATATACAGAGATTAATTGGTCTGACTTATCTGGAGATGAGCAAGAACAATTTAGATTGGATAATCCAGAGGCAAGTGGGTTTCCTGTTATCTTTGTAGATGGTGTAATGTATGCTGGATTAGTACCACTTGCTAAAAAATTTCTTGCTGATGGATTAGTTACTGCTCCCCAGAAAAAATGAAAGATTTGAAAATAAATAGAGGCATAGAGCTCATGCTTAGGGGGGCGAAGAAGAAGGAAGCAGAAGAGAAACCTTCAAAAGGTTTCGCTATCACCAAGTTTTTTACCCTGCTAAAGCGAAGAGTCTACTTCAACTTTGAACTCTGGTGGGACAAGAAAGAAAGTTAGTTCGGAGTGAACCATGGCACAAGCAACAGTCCTGTACTTTTCAGCAACAGTTTCGTTTATTTTTCTCTGCGTTGGTGTGATTGCTGGATGGACAGCGAACGAAAAACTCCACGAGTTCATGTATGGTAAAATGGAGAGCGAAAATGTACACCCAGAGATGCTAGATGGAGAAGGTCAATGGATCAATGAAGAATTACTGTCGGTTCGCTTTGTAGATGAAGACGAATTTGACGACGAATAAATATACTTACGCAATCGATTAGGTCATGCAATTATTACTGAATGAAGTGCTGCAAAAAGTTAGCAACGCCAAGACAAAAGTACAAAAGATTAAACTCTTACAGGAATATAATTCTCCAGCACTCAGACAAATTCTGATTGCAAACTTTGATGAGAGTGTAGTCTCTATGCTTCCTCCTGGAGAAGTTCCATACAAAGAGAACGATGCACCAGAAGGGACAGAGCATACGAAACTAGTACATGAGTATCGTAAGCTCTATCTCTTCTTCAAGGGTGGTGCTAACATTTCCCAGACCCGAAGAGAATCACTTTTTATTCAACTTTTAGAGGGTTTACATAAAGGTGAAGCTGAAGTATTATGTTTGGTGAAGGATAAAAAACTCGGCAAGCGTTGGAAAATTACCAAGCAATGTGTTGAGGAAGCCTTCCCACAAATTGAATGGGGAAATAGATCTTAATGGCAAAAGGAGTAAACATTATTCATGCAAACTGTGATCCAGAATTAGCACAGGACAAATCTCTACCACATACTGCTTACTTGATTGAGTTTGATGATGGTAATGGTGTTGTGTATGATATCGTTACTGCTGGTAAGAGAGTAGAAATATTTGATTACTATTGGGATAAATATCGAAATGTAATTAGCATGAGACAAACAGAGGGCAGAACTAATCCTAAACTCTGGCAAGATCCTAAAAAGAAAAAGAAATGAACAACGCAGACTCAAACTGGTGTATTTTTTATTGTAAAACTTCCGACCCAACCTCTTGGCATACTATGAAGTTGTGGCGTAGTGATGGTGTACTAGTGTCTGCTAAAACATATGATGATGTGTATAAGTTTAGAAGATTCAAAGAAGCATTTGACTTTGCAAAGAACTTAATCACAGAAGAACCAACACCAAAGTATAATGCCGAAGTGCGTAGAGTCTGCCGCACTCGCGGCGAGGGGTTTTACTTAGCACACAACTAAACTGTATCAACTGATACAGTTGTCAAAGCATACATAGTATGGTATAATAACCATACGTTCATCCCATTCGTTGTTTGCGAATAGCGAATGGGACGCAAGTAAGTCGCGGAACGGAGCGTTCATCCTATGCTTTCATTAGCACTCATCTTTTTTAGTCATGTCCCAGTGGAGAATTATCTTCGCTGTGAAGACTATGAATGGTTGAAGCAAGGATTGGAAGAGACAACTCTTTTCACTCCCTTTGAGAAATCTGATCTTCTCATCCACTGGATGAATCATACAGATCCTCATTGTTTTGAAGCACAGGACGCAAACGACTGAAGGAACGGGGACTAATCACCCTACTCTTTCAGGAGAACCTACAATGAACACCCTAACTCTCATCAAGAAGCAGATCGAAAAGGCTAACGCAATTCATGATGCACAAATCTCTCACACCGCATATCGTGGCGTGAAGTTTGAGTGCAAGCATGGCGTTGCTGACGAAGTACATGGTACATTCTGCTATCGCGGTCACACTTATCAGAAGTGATATGGAGAACTATGTCTATCATTATGATGACATGGATAAAGATAGCAGACCACCCAGTTGTTATCAACTCAAATATAGAGGAGTAACATACTGGTCCTGCTATCGGATGCACTTACACGAATACTTCGAGGGACTACTTAAAGTAGAACCAAGTAACAGGAGGGGTTGATCCCCTCCTTTTTTTATGGTATGATGTCAGCAACATGTCACAATAAATACATGGATAAAGAGAGACTAAAACTCATCGTCAAGAACCTCAAATCTCTGGTCGATGCACTGGAGAGTGAGGTTTATTCTGATACCGATGCTTACAAGATTCAATTGCAGCAAGGTGGACCAAAATTTGGTTTCAAATATGATGATGGAGACGATGATGGATATCCAGACTGACTGGCGTTATAGTGATGAGCGTATGCAATATCGAGAGGCAGCATTAAAGGTGTTGCTTTCAAAGTTTGGTCATCAATTAGAAGGTGGCGTACCAAAGTATTCTTCGCAGTCAATTTATGAGTGTGCTCATGACTGGGTATCTCAAGGTAACGTCAGCACTGCTGGCATTGTAAAATACTACGAAGCATACTACGGAGGTAACTAATTGAGATTCAAAGACACTATCAAAGCAGCAAAGAAAGCGATCAAGCTTGCGGAAAAGAACCCGATGCTGTATACTAATGAAGAGATCTGGTACATGAAGAAGGCACTTCAGACTGCCAAGCGTGATCTCGCAGCAAAACGTGAACGAATGAGCAAAGGATTTAAGAATGAAGCAACAACATGGGTCAGTGCGCCTGGTACAAGTGACTCCCGAAGCGGAGAAGACGATGGGGTACGTAGCGAGAGTCTCGAACCCCAACAATCAGGAGAATCCTAACGTCGCTGGTCTTCTGAAGTATTGTATCAAGCACAATCACTGGTCTGTGTTCGAGCAAGCATTCATGACGCTTGAGATTGAAACGAACCGTGGCATCGCAGCTCAAATCCTGCGCCACCGTTCGTTCACATTTCAAGAGTTTTCTCAGCGGTATGCTGACAGTTCTATGCTGGCAGATGAGATCCCTTTGTTTGATCTTCGCCGTCAGGATACTAAGAACCGTCAGAACAGTATTGATGATGTTGATCCTTTCGTTCAACAAGAACTTGAGATCAGCATCAAGCGACACTTCCAGAGTGGTATGGACATCTACAAGCACATGCTAGAGATGGGTATTGCTAAGGAATGTGCTCGCTTTGTTCTTCCTCTGGCAACTCCCACTCGCATTTACATGTCAGGATCTGTGCGTTCTTGGATGCACTATATAGATCTACGCAGTGCCCATGGAACCCAGAAAGAACACATGGATATTGCTGCTCAGTGTAAGGAAATCTTCGCTGAACAATTCCCTATTTGTGCGGAGGCACTTGATTGGTTATGAAAACACTTACACTAGAAGACTATCAAAAAGCAGGCGAAAAGTTTTGGCCTAAGTATTGGTACATCGCTAAAGAACTTGGGGAGGATGCCAAACCTGAGCAAGTCCTCAAAGTTATGGAAGCGATTGGTAGTGTTGCACTCAAGCAAGCACTAGAAGATAAACTATCTGGTCCATTTGGATTCAATAAAAAGGAGAAAGAAGATGGCGACGTATCCAGTTATTAATACTAAAACTGGTGAACAAAAGGACGTTGTATGTAGCGTCCATGAATGGGACCAGTGGAAGGAAGACAATCCAGACTGGACAAGAGACTGGAGTGATCCCTCTACTTGTCCTGGATCTGGTGAGGTCGGTGACTGGAGAGATAAGATGAGTAGAACTCATCCTGGATTCCATGACATCATGAAGAACAAGATTGCTCCTAAGGCACCACGCAACAAAACCATTACTGATAAGTATCGTTAAACTATGCCAGCAAGAAAGAAGACTAACCGCGCACCTGGAGAAGGTATGAGTGCTAAGCAGCGCAAGCGCCGTAAGCCCATCAGCGAAGACTACATGCTCCCCATTGAACCACTGACTGACAATCAGAAGGTGATGTTTGATGCCTGGGATGAAGGCAAGATGATCTATGCCTATGGTGTAGCAGGTACAGGTAAGACATTCGTCGCACTGTACAAAGCACTAAAGGATGTACTCAATGAGTACACACCATATGAAAAGATTTATATCGTCCGCTCTCTAGTTGCTACTAGGGAGATTGGTTTCCTTCCTGGCGACCATGAAGATAAGTCTTCTCTCTATCAGATACCATACAAGAACATGGTTCAGTCCATGTTTGAGATGCCAGATGATAACTCATACGAAATGCTGTATGATAATCTGAAGCAACAGGAAACTGTATCGTTCTGGTCTACTAGTTTCATCCGTGGTACTACTCTTGATAACTCTATCGTTATCATTGATGAGTGCCAGAACCTGAACTTCCACGAACTGGATAGTATCATCACTCGTGTTGGACAAGACAGTAAGATTGTATTCTGTGGTGATGCAGCACAGACTGACTTACAAAAGATCAGTGAGCGTACTGGCATCATTGACTTCCAACGCATCCTCCAGAACATGCCCGAGTTCCAACTTGTAGAGTTTGGTATCGAAGACATCGTTCGTTCTGGTCTAGTCAAGTCTTACCTCATCAACAAAATTAATCTGGGTCTATGAAGTTGTTTAATCATGTAGGTGAGATTGAACCTATTGAAATGTCTGCTGAGATGGTGGATGGCAAACGCATGTACCTGACACCAGAAGGTTTCAAGTTCCCGTCTGTCACCACAGTGATTAGCAACAACAAAGAAAAGATGGCGGGCATCGCTAGGTGGCGAGCCCGTGTTGGCGAGGCAAAAGCAAATGCTAAATCTGCTCGTGCTACTGGTCGAGGCACAAAGTATCATTCTATTGCTGAAGATTACTTCAACAATAATCTAGACCTGAAGAAGTATAGTAAGTTTCCACTCCCTGTTTTGATGTTCCATCACAGCAGGGATGTTCTGGACCGTATAAATAATATCTACTTACAAGAAGCAGCACTCTACTCCAAACATTTGGAGTTAGCAGGGCGTGTAGATTGTATTGCTGAGTTCGACGGAGTGCTGTCTATCATTGATTTCAAGACAGCAGAAGAACCTAAGCGTGAGAAATATCTTTACGACTACTTCGTTCAGGAAACTGCATACGCATGTATGCTTCAGGAAAACTATGGGTTGAGTGTAAAGCAACTCGTAACTATCGTTGCTTGTGAGAACGGAGAAACTCAAGTGGTGGTTCACCCACCTAAGAAAGAATTCTTTATGAAACTAATGAGTTACATCGACGAGTATCAAGAACGATATGGACAAAAAACAATTGTTAGAGGATAAATTTATGACCGCTGCGAAGTTTTCGCAGGAAGTGGAGAAGATTGCATTACACAATCCCGACATGAATTATATTGATTCGGTAATCCACTATTGCGAAGTGAATGAAATTGAGATAGATAGTGTAAGTAAGTTGATTAGCAAACCTCTGAAGGAAAAACTCCGTCACGAGGCACAGCAACTCAATTTTATGAAGAAGACCAGTCGTGCCAAGTTGATGCTAGTATGAGTTTTTTCCAGTCTGATATAGTTAGAGGTGACATCCAAGAGATGTTAGAACTACAGCAGTTCTGTTTCAGATCTGCTATGAATTTTGTCCTCTTGGATCCCGAGAGGAAGATGCAATACTTTGAAGCTCTAGAGACACTGATCACGAAGCAAAAGATTTTCTATGCACGTGTCAAATTAAGTGACGATCCCGAAGCAAAGTCTGTCCTTGAGACGATGAAGCAGGGTGTTGTCATGCTAGGTGCTACACCCGACACACCTATCGAACAGATGTTCGATGAACTGTTGGAGAAAGTCCAGATAATGAAGGACCAGTTGAAAAGTGGCACAGAGGGTTGACGCCCGACTCTGTGCCTGTTATTATGTCTAAGTGATAGGGCATCACACAAACCAAATCCAAACTAATCCGAGGTAATCCGAATGTCATTCGCAGATCTGAAGCGTAAATCCCAGAACAATTTCTCCTACCTGCAGAAGGAACTGGAGAAGTCATCCAGCGGCAAGAACGTTGATGACCGTTTCTGGAAACCAGAGGTTGACGCTTCTGGTAACGGGTACGCTGTTATCCGTTTCCTCCCCGCCCCTGAAGGTGAGACTATCCCCTGGGCAAAACTGTACTCCCACGCCTTCCAAGGTCCTGGTGGTTGGTACATTGAGAACTCCCTGACCACTCTCAACGAGAAGGATCCCGTTGGTGAAGTCAACCGCCGTCTCTGGAACAGCGGTAGTGATGAAGACAAAGAGACTGCTCGTAAGCAGAAGCGTAAGCTCCAGTATTACAGCAACATCTATGTCGTGAAGGATCCTAAGCACCCTGAGAACGAGGGCAAGGTGTTCCTCTACAAGTATGGCAAGAAGATCCATGACAAGATCCTCGCTGCCATGCAACCTGAATTCCAAGACGAGACTCCTGTTAATGTCTTCGATCTTTGGGAAGGTGCTAACTTCAAACTGAAGATCAAGAAGGTTGCAGGTTACTGGAACTATGATTCTTCTGAGTTTGATTCTGTCTCTGCTCTCAGTGCAGATGATGATGAACTGGAAGCAGTGTGGAAGTCCGAGCATTCGCTTGAGGCATTCACTAACAAGGACCAGTTCAAGTCCTACGAGGATCTTGAGCGTCGCCTGAACATGGTGCTTGGTATCACCCAGCGCACTGCTGTTCCTAGCGTTGATGACGAAGAGTATGAGCCTGTCGTTGCTGCTGCTCCTCAGCCTGTTGAAGGGCATCATCGCACCACAGCATACAAGGAAGAGGCAGTCGTTGATGATGACGATGCCCTGTCTTACTTCGCTCGTCTTGCTGAAGAAGACTGATCTTTAACTGACACTTAACTACAAAATCAAAGACCTCTGCTAGAATACAGAGGTCTTTTTTTCTGAAGACATCGTAAACTTTACAAAGTATTCTCATGAAATTCGCAATCGCTCTTGCTGCTCTTCCTTTCATGGCAGCACCTGCCCTTGCTGGACCTTATGTGTCCACCAAATCTGAATTCAAATTCAGCGACGACAACTACAAAGAAGCAGTCAACCAGGCACGTCTTGGTTACGACTGGAAGGTTGGTATCGCCAAACCTTATGTTGAACTTGGTGGTGGTGCCAAGACTCCTGATGGCGGCGACTCCAAAGGTTTCGTTGCTGCTGAAGTCGGCACTGGTCTGAAACTGACCGAGAAACTGTCTGCTAAGGCAAAGGTTGAAGCAATCAGTCTGAGCACCAAGACTGATTGGAAGGCAGAAATCAGCACTAAGTATCGCTTCTGATGAGCATCAAAAAGAACCTGATATGCTGTGCCACAAGTCCTGTATGCCACTTCGTAGCCCTGTGTATTGGGTTCTTGGCGGCGATTGAATTGATACACACTCACGCTCACTATACTATGAGCACAGATGCGAACAGTTATGTTCATGCCTTCTGTAAACAAAACTTGAAGGAGTGTGAGCGTATCATTTCAAATTTGGAAGACTGATTACATAAATCTGGAAAAAAAATTCGGGCAATTTTTTGCCCGAAAAAGTCAACCAGTTTCCTTCAGTCTCTTACTGATATAAGTGCTAGACTTTTTATAGTACATCTGTTTCTTGAAGTCGTCTACAAATGATCTAAGGTACTGAGGTTTCAGTAGATAAATCTCTCGGTTCTTTTCGTTTTCGGATTGTAACCACTCAGCAACGGTAACGGGACTACAAATCTCGTTACCGTTTTTTTGTACCACAGTACCGTTGATGTTTAATTTGTGTGTGCCATTGTAGAATGTCTCATCTACACGTAGACCAGCAGCATAAGGTCCAATCTTTTCTCTGATCTCATAGTGATGGATCTCTGAGTATGGATCATCATACTCTGCCTCTGCTATCTTATACATTTCATAGTTAGTCTTTGGCCAGTCATGAGAACCGTTGATCATGTTGTTGACTAGAAGAATTACCCAGTCATAGAATGGATCACCGTATACAATGTCTGCTATCTGATCGGGTCTCAGTCCTTCTTTTACGCTATACTTCTCGAAGAAGACAACGTTAGAAAACACATCATCATTTACTTTATATCTACGAAAGAAGTTCTTAGCAGTCCTTCTATCAGATGATGAGAAAGGATAACTAATTGGTTTTTCGTCGTAACTGATGTCTGGTAGTAGAGAGAAGTACATTATCGGACGTTTCCTGAGGCGATGTCTTCAGCGAAGCATACTTTTGTTTCTTGGAATGAAAGGGACAGTGTATGTGCAACTGGTCTTCCATCGTATCTCACTGAGTATGCTCCATCTGGAGTATAATTTGTATCTATATTAGTTAGAGCACACATCTTGAATCTTGGTAGATGTGGATTCTCTTTTCCACCATGCATGTATGAAACTTGTACTAGTTTTGGAACACCAATGAATCCTAATCTGATTCCTTCGTTCTTATCATCTTTGTTGAATCCCAAAACAACACCTGGATCCATACTTGGTAGCATTATTTGATTGAACTGGCGTATGATTCCACTGATTTGCTTTGCTTCATTTTCATGTCTTGCATACAACTTGAAATTCAGTGTGAAGTTTCTCAGTTGAGGACCACCATACAGTAGTTCTGTGTTTGGATTCATGATCGCACCAGAAATACCACCAAAGATATCATTGTATGATAGAGTATCTCCAGTTAATCTTGAGGTTGCTTCTTGTAAAGTGGCGGCACCAATGAGAGGTCCCAGTCTGTTCGCAAAGTTAGCTGCTGTTTGAACGGCACCCAATGCTTTATTACCAAATCCTTTCTGTGCCATTGCTCGCAGACCATCGGTCGCAAGAGTGCTGATGTTCTTTCCCTCCCAGTTTGCTCTGTATCCAGTAGAGATATCTTCTGGAACATACATGATAACAGGGTTGCCAATTTCAGTGTAGTCTGTCTGGTTGTATGCAAATTGTGCCTCAAATTTTACACTACCATCTGCTTCAATATTAGAACCATTTTTTTCTTTGCTAAATGGTGGTGAGTAATTATAGAATCTAAACATGACATAATCATCACCAGCACCAAGTCCTCCTTCTCCTGCTGCAGGGTCAGGCATAGGATATCGATAACACTTGCTAGCATCTGCTGGTGCAACTGGGGGAGCAAGCTTGCCCAGTTTCTGCATGATATCTATTTTGGATGCTTCAAGAGCATCTTTTGCTGCTTTCTCTGCTTCGTATTCACGTGTTTCAACAGCTACTCTGTGATCATCTCTAATTTTTGAGATGGTATCTTTATTCTCTTTTGCGAGAGCATCAGTTTTTGTTGTGTCTGTAATCGGTTCCCATTGACCTATGGTTGCAGATCCACCTGCTGCAGCGGCACCGCCAGCCCACTGGGGGGATTTGTACCCATAATATGTTCCATCCAAAGGATCAAATTTTACTTTTTCATAACCCTGGGCTTTAATTGGCTCTAGGTTTCCCGAAGTTACACTACCTGGATATACAGCAGACATTATTTCGCCATCTCCCTAGATTGTTTTGTTCCGTAACCTCTAATCATTCTTGATCCAGTGATTTTGTCGTAGAAATTCTCATCAGTCTCTTCCCATACAATTTTTCTATCTATAGGAAAGACCATACCATTTAGATCTCTTACATAATCTTCGGTTGGGAGTAAGATAGCAGTATCCCATTCACTAGCAGCAAGATCTAGAAACAAACCGTCTACATGTGCTGTTAGGTATTTATGAAAACATCTCTTAGGAATGTCGATTCTACCATTCAATAATTTCTTGGTAGCAATCACTCTTTTCTTTGGAGACATGTAATGTAAGTTTGCACCCCAAAATTCATCTTTGCCTGCTGCTTTGATGACATAGACAAGTGGGAATCTATCATAGTAAGGCAACCATTTCATCTTTGCCTTGTACTCAAACATGTACAGATGTCCTGCTACAGTGTGCCTACGTAGTTCATTTGCATCTTGTGATTTAGCAGCACCAGCACGATCTTTACGTTCGTCTAAAATATATTTGTTGAAGTTCTTTTTGTAACTACTTGCTTCTTGTTTGACGGCGGCTCTATACCAACTGAGAGATTTCTTCTCTCCGCCTGTCTTGTTTGTTACTCTTTCAAAGAGTGTTTTGTATCCTGGGTCTTTGTTTACTGTGTTGCGCTGAATAGACGCAAATCCGCTTGCCATTGTTATACTCCTAAGTGATCTTCGGTAAGTATTAAGAAGTTCATCTGCCTGTCTTCACAATACTCACGCGCTGCGGACCACTTTGTTTGGTTCTTAGCGTAAGTTAGAGCAGCATTACGGTATGCGGCAGTTCGTTTATTTTTGTCATTCGGTGGTTGTGTTTGTTTCTTGGGTTTTACTTCAATAATATACTTGGTAATTTTTCCAGACGTTTCACGAACCTTAATGTAGAAGTCTGGATAGTATCTTCTCAATTTACCATCAGGTGCTCTGTATGGTATAATAATCTCTTCACTACCCCACTGTAATATACTAGGGTTATTGTCACAGAACACCATGAACTTTCGTTCCCATAGCGACCTATAAACAATGTTTGTCGGG